GGCGGTGCCGCCGCAATCGCCGCCACCACCGGACGTAATGCCACCACGCTGCAGCACAAGTTGTCTCCCACCCACCCGTCTCACACCGTGAACATCCAGGAGTTCGGCGAGATCCTCGAACTGACCAAGGACCGCCGCATTCTTGATGCGGTCCATGCCCTGGTCGGCGATACCACATGGCAGGAGCTGGCTGAAACCTATACCAGTGACATGCCCGAGACTCTCACCACGGGTATTGCCTCGTACTTCCGTCAGGTGGCTGATTTGGCTGATACGTGGGCCAAGAGCATTGGCGACGGTGTCGTCAGTGATCAGGAACTGGCCGAGATTCGCCTGCAGGTGTTTCGCGGTATTCAGGGGCTGCTGGGGATGTTCAACCGCGCCAAGTACGTCAACCAGACTACTCGGGGTACCGACCGTGGCTGACGTTATCGATTTTGCCAACGACCTGGTGCAAGAGCGGATGGATCAGGCGCTCGCGGCGCGCAATGCGAATAAAACCGCTACCGCTGCACATTCGTTCATGTTCTGCGAAAGCTGCGACACGCCGATTCCGTTGGCACGCCGTGTTGCGATCCCTGGTTGCACCCAGTGTGTGACCTGCCAGTCCATCGACGAAGCCAGGAAGGCCCGCCATGCTCGATGAGGTACTCAATCAATTCTCTGATTACGGCTTGGAGCCTGATCAACCTTTGGTGTTCGGCAAGCTGACCCGTTGCAAAACCTCCCAGGACAAGGGCAAGGAAAAAAACGGCTGGTACGTGGTCCACGAGCACCTCACCCAGAAAAACGGAACTTTGATCTTCGGCAGCTTCGGCGATTGGCGTTCCGGTGAATCTCAGAAGATCAAGGTCAAGGCCGGACGTATGAGCCCTGAGGAGCGCGAAGTCATGCGCGCTCGCCAGGAAGATGCCAAGCGTAAGGCTGCCGAGGTCGCGGCGAACGCCTCACGTCGAGCGGCCAGCCGTGCAGCGGCTCTGTTCAAGCGCATGCCCGAGAAAGGTAAGAGCGCCTACCTGGATCGAAAGCAAATCGTCGGCTTCAAGGTTCGCTATGCGCCACGTACCGGCGCATTTTTGGTGCCTATGTGCAACGTGCGCGACCAGGTCGTTGGCCTGCAGGTGATCTTCCCGGCAAAGCAGGAAGACACCGGGCGTGACAAGGCCTACTGGCCCTACGGTATGTCGAAAGAGGGCGCCTTTCATTTGATCGGTCCGCACCCTGAGCCGGGTGAGCCGGTGCTGGTATGTGAGGGCTACGCCACAGGCGCCAGCCTGCACATGGCGACCTCGCTGACGGTCGCCATCGCCTTCGATGCGGGCAATCTGTTGCCGGTCTCCAAGGCCATGCGCGAGCGCTTCCCGGGCTGCCCGCTGATCATCTGTCGTGACGACGACTGGAAGACCAAGCGCCCCAGCGGCGATCCTTGGAATCCGGGCGAAGAAAAGGCCAACAACGCCGCACTGATCGTCGGTGGCCAGGTAGTCGCACCAGTCTTCTCCGGCGAGCGTGAAATCAAGTGGACCGACTTCAACGACCTGCACATCGCCGAAGGATTGGAGGCCGTCCGCCGCCAGGTGCTGGCGGTGGTCAAGCCTCCTGCAGCCGGTGGTTGGAAGGACCAACTGGCGCGTACCGAAAACGGCTCCCTGATCGCGCACATGCAAAACGTCGAATTGATCCTGGGCAATGATGAACGCTGGGCCGGCGTCATCGGTTACAGCGTGTTCAGCTCCAAGATCGTCAAGCTGCGGTCTGCGCCCTTTGGCGGCGGTGCCGGCGATTGGGCCGACATCGACGACATGCGGGTAATGAAGTGGCTCGCGCAGCAGTACAACTTGCGGGTGAAGGCGTCCCACGTGATCGAGGCGGTCAGCGTTGTTGCCCACGACCATGCATTTCACCCTGTGCGCGAGTATCTGGAGAAGCTGGAATGGGACCGCGTGCCTCGGCTGGAAACCTGGCTGACCGACGTGTTGGGCGTCCAGGCCACCGAATACTCGGCCAAGGTCGGGAAGCGCTGGCCGATCTCGGCCGTTGCTCGTGTGATGCGCCCGGGCTGCAAGGCCGACTCTGTGATGATCCTCGAAGGCGGGCAGGGTGAAGGCAAGTCGACCGCCATGGGCGTCCTCGGCGGCGAGTGGTTTATGGACACGCCCTTTGCCCTCGGCGACAAGGACAGCTTCCAGGCAATTCGCGGCAAGTGGATTGTCGAGCTGGGGGAGCTGGATAGTTTCAACAAGGCTGAGAGCACCAAGGCTAAGCAGTTCTTCTCTGCATCCACCGACACCTACCGCGAGAGCTATGGCCGCAGAACGAACGACGTGCCGCGCCAGTGTGTGTTCGTGGGCACCACCAACCAAGAGGAATACCTCAAGGACGCCACCGGAAACCGCCGTTACTGGCCAGTGTTCTGTAACAAGGTCGACTTGGAGCAACTGCGCGAGATCCGCGACCAGCTTTGGGCTGAGGCGCTGTTCTGCTTTGAGGCGGGAGATATCTGGTGGGTGACGAAGGATGAAACCCGGATGTTCACCGAAGCCCAGGACGAACGCTTCGTGGTTGATGAATGGGAAGGCCCGATCCTGACCTGGTTGGAGGAGTCGCAGATCGGCGAAACCGCCACGGGCAACGAGATCCTGAGCCAGGCGCTAAAGCTGGACTTCGGCCATTGGGGCAAGCCCGAGCAGATGCGGGTTGGGGCGATCATGCATCGACTGGGCTGGCGGAAGAAGCGTATGCCGGCGCTGGCCAAGAGTGGTGTGCGGCAGTGGGCCTACCAGAAGCCTGCGACGTGGGGGCGTGCGTCTGCATTGCAGATGTCACCAGTAGAGGAGCCTTGCTTTGATTAAGCGAATCGATGAGATGCTCAAGCTTTGGGCGCAGGATCTATACACGCCTGCGGCGGAGACCTACGGGGGATCAACTGGGGGCAACATGATTGCTATGCTGATGGAGTGTAAGGGCGAGCTGATACGTGGGACACGCGGCAGTCGGGTACTGCTGGATGAATCGGCGGATATCCAACTGATCGTGCACAAGCACTTGCCGCCTCGGCTTTCCCTGGTCGTGCTGGAGCACTACTGCAATCACGACAGCTTCCTGTCGCAGAAGATGAAGCACTGTGCGTGCAGCTCGCGGACCTACTACATGCGACTGCATGAAGCCCACGAGTTCATTCAGGGAATGCTGATGGGGAAGGCTGCATGACCCTCGGTATCACTCCGTGTAAATCTGTCCTACTGTCCGGCCTTGTCCTACTGCCAATTTGTGTAGTTGGACAGACGCAGGCCACGCCACTGCTGGGCTGTCCTACTGTCCAACCTTCACCCACCCTCCGCACACATGAGCATAGCGGGCACGTAGTCGCGCCCATGGCGCGCATGCGTGCTTTTAGCTTTCTCTCTATACACAAGAGAAAGTCAAATAAGGTAGGACAGTAGGGCAGAGCCCCGAATTTAGGCGCCTGTAGCTGTCCTACTTCGATTCTGAATAGTGGGACAGGTAAGACAGGGCGCCAGAAGCGATAGCCGATTGAATTCGTTGTCCCTCCGTTGCACCTGCGTCATACCTGTATTGCACCCGTATTGCGCCATGGCATTAAAACCCGCTTGCTGCCAGTAAAATCCACCTGTAAAAAGTACCCATCTTCGATAGGTGCGACCGCAAGCAGCGGGACTCACCACCACACTAAACCCGGCCATTGCGCCGGGTTTTTGCGTTTATGGGGTAGGGCGATGACGAACGAGCAGCAAGCGCTTATTGATATGCCGGTCTGGATGGTGATCGTGCTGTCCCTGGTCGGCGGGATATCGGGCGAGGCATGGCGCGCCGATAAGGCTGGGGTAAGCGGCTGGTCATTGGTTCGCCGATTGCTCCTTCGGTCTGGTGCCTGCGTGGTCTGCGGACTCTCCACCATGATGTTGCTGCATGCATCGGGCATGTCGGTACTGGCTGCGGGCAGCATTGGCTGCCTCACGGCGATGGCCGGCGCCGATGTCGCGATTGGCTTGTACGAACGCTGGGCCGCCAAGCGGTTGGGCGTGTGCGATGTGCCACCCTCGGGCAGCGGTCAGGCGTGATGCGCTGGAGGCCACGTAGTACGTGGCTTTCAGGGTTGAGCATCAAAATGGTGCACCGAAAAGTCGCCGGGGACCCTGGCGGCATTCGAGGGACACGGGGCATGAAACCCGCGGGAAAGCGTTAGCGGATGGGCTGCCAGCTTACTGAAATTCAATCCATTGAAATTGAAAGGTTTCCATTGAAAAGCCGTTGAAAAAGGGGGGCTTATGACGGATCCATTGTTCCTGTCTAAAAGCGCTTTCGCGGCTCGCATCGGCAGGACGCCGAGTTACATCACCTGGCTCAAAGGCAACAACCGCCTGGTGCTGGGGCCGGACGGCAAACAAGTTGACGTGCTGGCGACTGAAGCGCTGATCCGCGAAACCGCCGACCCTAGCAAGGCCGCCGTCGCGGCTCGACACCAACAGGACCGGATCCAGCGTGACGTTTACAGCCAACTGTCCCCCCTGGTTGAGCCGACTAACACGGCTGCGCCGCAGCAACCTATTGCTGTCGGCGCCAAGGGCCACGACTTCCAGAAGGCTCGCGCCATGCGCGAACACAACCTGGCGCAACTGGCCGAGATCGAACTGCACAAGGCACAAGGCTCGCTGGTGTCCAGGGATGCTGTCGAGCTGGGGGCATACAACGCCGGGCGCCATCTGCGTGACCAGTTGTTTGGCCTGCTGCCCCAGCTGTCCCACAAGCTGGCCGTGATGACCGACCCATGGGATATC